TATAATGAGGTAGACGCTGAAATGGATACCGATAAGATGGAGAAGATTAAGGAAGCGAATGATTTTAGCAATCACTATGACTATACATACCGTCTACAAGATGGTAATTGTATTAGGATTAATCCTGAAACACAAGAAAGAGCAAAAGTACACCATTCATATTGCAAACATTTGCAAAAAGAAATGCAAACTAATGTAGCAGAAGAAGGTCAAATGAATGAAATGGTTGACGTTTCTTGGGAAGCAGTTGCAGCAGGTATGGCAGCTATGGGATTAGCACCTCTTGCTATTGATAAAATGCATAAGTGGTGGCAGAAAAAATATCCAAAAAGCTTTAAGAAGGCTCAAGGACTTAGCGGTGCTATAGACAAACAAATGGGAGGTAATACACCTGGTCAAGGACATGGCGTTGATACAAAAAAATCTTTTGGTCCACAAAATGAAAAAGATAATTTAAAAGAGTATGAAAATGACGATTATAGAGTAGTAAACGGTGAATGTCGTAGATACAACGACGAACATGAATATGTAGTAGTTAGTATGTCTAATTGCCGTTAATAAGTTTTGCATTAGTAGATATTTATATTAAACAGAGAATAAAATGCCAGTATTAGATCCAAATGAAATTATGTTTACGGCCTTTGAACCAACCGTTCAGAACCGTTTCATCATGTATATTGACGGTATACCTTCATTTATGATTAAAAGTGCAACTGCACCAAACATCAACTTAAACGAAGTTAAAATCGACCATATTAACGTTTACCGTAAGATTAAAGGTAAAGCTGAGTGGCAAGATATGACTTTGAACTTATATAACCCAATCTCTCCTTCCGGTCAACAAGCTGTAATGGAGTGGGTTCGTTTATCACATGAATCAGTAACTGGACGTGACGGTTATTCTGACTTCTATAAGAAAGACTTAAACTTATCAATCCTAGGTCCAGTAGGCGACGTAGTATCAGAGTGGATTATTAAAGGAGCTTTCGTTAAGACATCGAATTTCGGTTCTTACGACTGGTCTAACCAAGATGCTATCACAATTGAATTACAAATTGGAATGGATTACTGTATCCTTAACTACTAATCGATCAAGAATATTGAGAAAGCCGCCTTTTGGCGGTTTTTTTATGTAAAAAAGTTGCTAGACTGAGAAAAACTCCTTATATTTAGAGATAAAAATAAAAGTTATGTCAACGTTCTTATCCTTCATTTTACTGTTAGTTTGCTTAGGGATTCTCATAAGAATCTTCTGGATACAGTTAGCATTCATAGGAGCTATCCTATTAATTCTCTTAGGGATTATAGTATGTGCTGGGGTAACTGCAATTACCTTTGAAATGATACATGCAATGTGTACAGACGGTACTTGGACAGGATTTTCTACGTATTTTAAGTATGCTTTTGCATTTTATACATTTATGACAGTAGTGTATATGCTTATTATAGGAGAAATAACAAAAATGATTCTAAGTACGTTAAGAAAATTTATAAGAAAAAATTAAACTCTATATATTTATCAATATATAACAAATTAAGATTATGGCAGAAAAGTTCACACTTCCTACAGAGATGATTGAATTACCTTCAGAAGGTAAAGTTTACGACTTAACTAATCCCCTTTCTTCTGGTACTATTGAAATGAAGTACATGACAGCAAGAGAGGAAGACATCCTTACAAACGTTAACCTATTAAGACAAGGTGTAGCAATCGAAAAAATGTTGCAATCCATTATTAAATCCCCTATTAAGTACGAAGACTTACTGTTAGGCGATAGAAACTCATTATTAATTGCAGCTCGTATCTTAGCTTACGGTTCTGCTTATAGTTTCGAGTATTACGACTCAGAGTCAGAGACTAAAGAGATTATTAATATTGATTTAAACGAATTAAAGAATAAAGAAGTAGATCATTCTTTATATACTAATAAAAACGAATTTACATACGTTCTACCTCACTCTAAAAACACTATAACTTTTAAGTTACTTACAGTAGGCGACGAGAAAGCAATTGAAGCCGAAGCAAAAGGTATGAAAAAGGCTAATATTGCTGTAGGAGAGGTTACATCTCGCTTAAAACATCAGATCTTATCTATAAACGGTAATTATGAACGAAAAGACGTTAGAGATTTTGTAGATAACTACTTAATCGCTAAAGATTCTAATCCACTACGATCCTATATTACAAGTATATCACCCGATATCGACCTTACAATCAATTTTACCTTATCAAACGGTAAAGAAATCACACAAAGTTTGCCATTAACGGCGGAATTTTTTTTTCCCGGGACCTGAGTACAGACAAATCTATAAAAGAGAAGTTTTTGAGCTTACTTACCACGGTGGAGGAGGTTTTTCATGGTCTGAAGTCATGCAAATGCCTATCCGTGAGAGAAGGCTCAATATACAGTTCATTAATGAACACCTAGAAAAGCTTCAAGAAATTCGAAGTGACCAACAAACGGTAACCGCTAACAAGCCTCTAACTACTAAGCCTAATATTAAGGCTGCAAACGATACTCCCACCTATACATCTAAGGTAAAAAGGAAGTAAATAGCTATTTATTTGTATAATAGTTGATTTAGTATGGCTACACGTAATAATCCACAAGATACTCAAGATTTAGAAAATGCAAGACAGCAGACTGGTGCTATAGATGAACAAGCTACTAGTTTAAGCAATGTCTTAAGCTTAAAAATGCAAGCCAATAAAGCTGCAAGAGAAGAGCTTGATCTTAGAGGTAAGATAGCTAAACTAGGACAGGAAGAAGCTAGAAATGCTATAGATTATAAAAATGTCACAAATGCTATTAAGGAAGCTCAAAAACAACTTATAGTAGCACAAGCTTCAGGAAATAGAAGTAGAACAAGAGATCTTAAAGCAGAAATTTTAGCAGCACAGCGAGTACAGGAAGAACAAAAAAAGACAGCAGGCGGTGCTTTAATGGCTATAACCTTAGAGGCTAGAAATAAGAAAATTGCATTACAAGCCGAAAGGCAGTTGATTAAAGATATTAATAAAGAAAGAGGTATTGGAGCTAAGTTAACAGATCTATTTAGAACAAAAGAAGCAAAACAGAGATCAATAGATATAGCACGTGCGAAAGTAGGCGGCGGCACAAATACAGGGCCAGGAACTGCTTCGAGTAAAGGCTTAGTAGACTCTTTTAAAGAAAGTAAACTAGGACAAGGTTTATCAGGAGCAATGGGCGGCCTAGTTGCAGGTGCTAAAGCAGCGATGGGCCCGATAAAGGAATTGGGTAATCAAATGAAGGCAGGATTAACATCTTCTTTAGCAGGAGCAGCTAATCTACTTACTGGTGAAGATTACGGAATGGGAGGCGGTAAAGCTAATGCATCTGGTGCGACTAGTATTTTAGGAGGCTTGAGTAGTATATTAAAAACAATTCCTCTTGTAGGAGGTATACTAGGTGGCGTAGTGGATATGTTTAAAGCTATGCTTGATGCTGTTTTAGGTGTAGAGCAAGCTAACTTTAGAGTAGGAAGAGCATTAAATATTTCTGCTGGAGCAGCTGACAATATGAGAGGTCAGTTTGATAAAATTGCAGCGTCTAGCGATAATATAGTAGTTAACTCTACTAGAATGTTACAATCTCAAATAGAGATTAGTAAGCAGCTAGGTACCAATAAACAGTTAAGTGCTGATATTCTAGTAAACGACGTAAAATTAAGAGATGTTTTAGGTTTAGAGGCAGAATCAAGACAGAAAATTGCTGAGTCATCTATTGTAACAGGTAGAAATGCAGCTAAACTAACTCAAGGTATAATAGGCACGGTAGGTGCTTTTAATAAATTAGTAGGAACCAGTTTTAAGTTTAATGATATTATAGGAGAAGCTTCAAAGATGAGCGGTGTAATGGGATTAACATTTGCTAAGTACCCAGAAAAGCTTACTAAAGCTATTCTCTCAGTAAAAACTCTTGGATTTGATTTAAAGCAATTAGATAGTACAGCAGAAAGTTTTTTAGACTTCGAAGGAAGTATTTCTAAAGAGATGGAAGCGCAGGTATTGACAGGTAAGGAAATGAACCTTACAGCTGCAAGAGAGGCTGCTTTAAATAACGATAATGCAAAGCTTGCATCAGAGATTACCAAGAATGTAGGTGATGCAAACACCTACTTAAAGATGAATAGAATCCAACAAGAGGCAATTGCACAGTCTGTTGGTATGTCGAGAGATAGTCTTGCAGATGTTTTAAAGAAGCAAGAAATGTATTCTAAGCTAGGCGCTACAGACGTAGCTACCTTTAATAAAAAAATAGAGTTATTAGAAAAGCAAGGTAAGACGCAGGAGCAAATTAGCGCTATGATCGGTAAAGACGCTTATAATACCTACACACAGGTAAGTACAGCAGAAAAGTTATCTGAAGTAATGGAGAGAATTAAAAAAACTTTCGTAGACTTCTTAAGAAACTCAGGACTGTTTGAATTTATTACCGATCCGGTAAAAATAAATAACTTTATTAAAGGAATGGCCGATAAACTTGCAAGTACGATTAGTATGATTGGCGATATCATAGCGACTATGCTTGAAGGTGTTAGCCACTTACCTTTTACAGATACAGACAAGTGGCAGGGAATGGCTGCATCAGTTAGAATGGGATCAGAAGGCTTGTCTACTAGTATCAGAGCTACTACAAACTCTCTCGGAGGTGCTCCTGCAGGGTCTATCAGCAGTAATGTCGAAAAAGGAACTAAACAAGAAAACAGCTACAAAGCAATATCATCTACTACTAATGCAGGAGCTGAAAAACCTATTCAAAACAATATCTATGTGACGGTAGACGAAACAGCTATAGCTAAAGCTTCTACAAAAAATATGCATCTCATTCCAGGTCAAACTAAGTGATAATTATGGCAATATTAAATCAAATAAAGAACTCTCAGCTAAGTAAGCAAGGTAAAACTAGCCCTACAGGACAGTTTGAAGGTACTCCTCAAAACGTAACGACAGTATTGAGAGGCTCTTCTGTTCCTTTAGCTTCTTCTGTAATCCCTGTAAGTCAAAATCCAATAGACGTTACCTATGGTGCAAAACCACAACCGACCTATTTAGATTTTCTAAAAGCTTCTAATAAATCATAAGATGCCGTTAATTAATTTCAAGACGAATTTTACTAGCTTACGATTTGGCATGGATCAACCTGGAGGCGGTGATAGCGGTCAGCCATTCATTCAGAGTCCTATTGAAGACGCTAATACCCCTACGGATATTAAGAACTTTTATGAACTTAATAGAACTAGCTTAGACTACCCAATAAGAGGGGGAGCGATAAGCTCTCTAGTAAATGGAACATATACTACTAAAGCAGCAATAGTAGATATGGATCGTATTAAGAAGTTTTTTAACTCTGCACCTCAAGGAACCGCTTTTATACAGAAACAAAAAGGCTTACAGTTATCTAACCCTAGAACACAGGTACCAAATTCATTACAGTTTGTAGGATTATCCTTAGATAATGCAGTTATTCCTACAACACAGGTTTACGACCCATTTAACACTCTTATACAAGTAGGTGTTCAGGGAACAGGCGCACACTATAATAGACATGGAGTAGTTCCTACAATCTACGAAGGGGTAAGAACAACTTATCAGTACGTTGCAGGAGCTCCTCAAAATAATACAGAGGTTACTAATAGATTAGCTATTTTACGAGCTTTAAAACTAATACAGAATACAAATTTTCTTGTAAACCCAGATATGACATATGCAGCCGGCATTGACCCTTCCTTAACGGACAGAATGGGCATATCACCTCTACAAAATCAAATCTTTAATTACTCAGGAGGACCAGGATCTGTATACGGAGATGGTTTTACAAGGATTTTTAGAACTACTAATACAGACGCTACCTACTTAAGTATAACTAACCCTGATCCTAACTTCACTGCTAATGGAAACCTAGCTCAACCGTACTCTACAATAGCTTTTACTTATCAGCAAATTGCAGATCAAAACACTCAAATCAATAAGACGCCTGTAGGAGCAACAGTACAGGATTTTAGACAGCAATTACCTGCAGGAAGTCCTCGATCTAATTATGCAGTACAGAATATAAATACCCGAATAGGAGTAGGATATCCAGGTGCACCTAATGCTAGAGATAACTACGTAAGTTACGGTACTAGAGTAGGAGAAGACTCACTAAATCTGCAAGGACCTTTTTATTATAACGGTGCTAGCGGACAGACCCCTTGGAGTAATGAGTCGGCTTATACTGAGGATATGATCAAGTTTGCATTCGAGTGTTTAGACAACAACAATACCGCTCAAGATGCAGCTCTAGTATTTAGAGCTTTTTTAGAAGGTGCTATTAGTGATTCGAATACTGCAGAGTATAATACTTTTAAGTACTTAGGTAGAGGTGAAACTTTTAGAACTTATCAAGGATTTGATAGAAGCATTAGCTTTAGTTTCAAAATGTATGCACAGAGTAGACAAGAAATGCTACCAATGTATCAAAAACTAAACCAACTTATCTCTCAAGTATATCCAGACTACTCCCCTGGATATAATTTAATGCGCGGAAATGTTGTTAAGTTGACAATTGGTGATTATCTTTATAGAGTGCCAGGCTTTTTAGAAAATGTAAATGTAACTATTGACAACAGTAATACCCCTTGGGAAATTGTATTAAGAGAACTTCCAGAAGAAGACGTAAGACAGTTACCTCACATGGTAACAGTACAGTGTAGTTTCAAACCTATTATGGATATTCTACCAAGAAAACAGGATTATGCTAATCAATTTGTACCGTTAATTGTTAATAAAGATCACTTCTTAGATCCATTAGCAACAAATCAAATACTAAGGAATATACCTAGTGCTAATCCTGCTGTAACGAAAGATTCGAGTCAAGCAGCAAATGATAATATATTCACATCAATAGCAAATCCATTAGCAGTAGCTACTGCCGATCAAGTTCCTGATGAATTGCCTTTTGGAGATCTATCACCACTGCCCGTCCTTTCTATTGATCTTCTTCCTGAAGCTGTAAAGAATCAGACCTCTAAAAAGAAAAAGAAAAAGTAATTAATGCAATCAAGATATCAAAACATACCGACTACTAAGCTAAACGCAACAGGAAGTACTTACTATGAAACTAATACGTACCCTGAAATACAGCCAACTAATAACGATTATTATGTTATTACAACTGTAGATGATAGATTAGATTTAATAGCTCTTGATTTTTACCAAGATTCAAGTCTATGGTGGATTATTGCATCAGCAAACGCATTACCAGGTGATTCTATTTACCCTCCTATCGGAGTACAGTTAAGAATTCCTACTGACATAACGACGATTTTAAGTAATTATAATTTAATAAATAATGGCTATTGATAGTAACGTAAAGTTATCCAATGTTATAGGAGCTCCATTTAGCGATTATGTTTTGTTACAACTTTACCAAAGAGCTGCACATAATAGTACGCTTAATAGATCAAACGAAGAGGTTTTATTTTTAGCTAATAAAACAGCGTGGGCACGACTTGTATCTTCTGTTAACATTACTAACGATACACTTGGATTAGTTTATAAAGACTTAGGAGTAAATTATAGCACGCCAGATGGCTTAGCAAAGAATTGGATACTAGAGGCAGGTACCTCTAAACAAAAAGGAAACGGAATCGAACTAAGGTACGGCATCGGTCCAGACGGAGCATACGGACTAGGGGGCACAGATGAATTAGGATACAGACCAATGCCCGGATTAACTTCAGTTCAAATAGAAACCACAGGGCGTCTAGGATCTCTAAGACAAGCCACAATTCAATTTAAGGTTTGGAACATGGACCAACTAGATGTAGTTGAAGCTCTCTATTTTAGACTAGGGTATTCAATGTTACTTGAGTGGGGACATACACAGTATTTTGATAATAAAGGCGGATTCGAACGTATTGCTTACGGAATTAACGATCCATTTAAGCCTCAAAGGAGAAAAGAACAAATACAGCAAGAGATTGCATTTAAAGCTCGAAATAGTTTCGGTAATTACGACGGTATGTTAGGGGTCGTCTCTAACTTTACCTGGGCTATGAATCAAGATGCAGGATATGATTGTACTGTTAAGTTAGTAGGATTGGGAGCTGTAATGGATTCTATGAGGATTAACCAGTCATACAAACTTCCTGAAGGAACATTAAAGCAGTACAAAAAAGATAAAGATGCTTTAGCTCGGCTAGCTGAAGAACAAGCAGCCCTAAAAAAACAACTGGAGTTCTTAAAAAACAATCCGCCGGTTGTTGTTGCCGGTAGTGCTGCATCTACAGGAACACCACCTCCTCCGACACCTAAAACTATAGAAGAACTGTATCAAAGGTACGTAAATTACGACGGATACAAAGGAACTTTTGAAGAGTTTAGAAATACTTCAACCGGGTTTGCTATCCCTCGATGGCCTTTCCCGGCTAACTTTAATACAGCAACAAAAACACCTGAAAGCTTTTTTTCATACTACGCTCCTTTTAAAAATTCAAGCTATGTAGCTTCTGCACAGAGCTTTGTAATAAGCAACTATCAAGGACTTTATTTAAATATAAGCGGTGCAGGAGGGTTTAAAAGAGTGCCTCTTAACGATCCAAGTACAATATTAGGGATCAATGTAGCTACATTAGATGAAGCTGCAAGATCCGGAATTTTCGACGGAATATACAGTAATTCAACTTTTAGATACGGGTTATCAGAGGTTAATGCGGAAGTAGCAAAGGGAAATATTCCAAAACCCTACGGACAATTTGGGATAAGTAAAATTTTCGATCTTGGTGCTCGTTTTACTCGAACCGGTGGCGGTCCAAATGGCGCAGGATCACCGGCCTATCTACCGTTAACTAGTCCGTTAGTAATAGGAACCGACACATTCCCTTCAACTCCTATAAGCTTTACCGTACCTGTAAAGACTACTGTTAAAGATTACGATACTACTTTTCAGATTACTGCAAAAATTAACTCGGATCCAAAAGATTTATATTTTCAACCGTCTAGACAGACAGTAATTGATGCACTAGATTTAGCATTAAAAAATCCTTCTTTTGGAATAAGTAATGTAAGAATTAGTTCTCCTTTTCTTTCTAGAATTCAAATAGCGGGAGACTTTAATGTTACAGGCGTTGAAGTACCGTATAGTGGACCAGCAGATAAGAAAGCTCAAGTAGTAGCTAGTAATAACGACGCTAATGCAAGAAATAACGGAGAATCAAGAGTAGTACCTTTTAACTTCACCTTTACAACAGACAATCCAGGATTTATTAGTTCAGTTGGTGCAGTAGCACCTCCTTCTACACCCGCTAAAACAGAAACAGGAACCGGTAATACCGGAGATACAGGTGGAACTGTAAATAAAGCTAGCACTGAACAGCAAGATGCAGCATCAGGCTTTGCATCGGCGTTACAGGCTATGTTAATTACCGTACAAGCTTCTGCACAAGCTAAAAGAGCTAATAGCGGCAAGTCTTACCTAATGGTAGATATTAGCGAGGCGACAAGTAAGTTTTTCCAAGAAGGTATTATGAACGGAATTCTAGATACAAAAGGTGTTCCTAGTAAGATCCCTAATCCTACTACGTCAGAGTTTAACCTACTTCAATATGCAGCCAAAGGATTCAACAGTCAGTTAATGATCGACCCTACCCTGTATAACGACGTACTTTCAGTGCAATTTGATAAACTATGTAAAGCTTTTATAGTAGCTTACAACCAAGGAGGAGCTGATGCCGAATCTACTAAGTTACGAGCGCCAGTGTATATTTCATTTGGATATCTACTAGCTTTCTTAAATAATATGTGTTTAATTTACGATTCACCGGAGTCTAAGTTACCGACAAATAATAATCCGGCTACAGGCACTCCAAAACGTCCGTACGTCTATATAGATTTTAATCCAGAGACTAATTTTTGCTTAACTTCCCCGCAACAACTATCGATCGATCCTACTACCTGTTTAATTTCATTTCAAGCAAATCAAACCGACTATAAGACTATCTTTCCTGAAGATATAATAAAAAGCTGGAGTAATAAAAAAGACGGACCTCTTTTCGATCCTGGTTCAGGAGTTAACGCAATTTCAAGCGAATTAAACCGAGCGGGATTTTCTTTTAAAGGAGAAAATGCTTATCAAGGTAAGATAATGAACGTAATGTTAAACATCGATTACTTACTTGGATTAATAACAAGCTTTACAGGATCAGATCCTGAACATGCCGTTAGGTTAGAGGCTTTCTTACAGAAAATTCTAGCAGATGTTAATAAAGCATTAGGCAATACTAATAGTTTTAGAGTAGCTTATAGAGACGATTCAAATACCGTACAGATTCAAGACGACCAGTGGATACCAAGCCTGGTAAAAGAGACTAATATGCTTCAAGCAAGCGTATATAACTCTAAATTAACCGAAATAGGTACAGGAAAGCTTTCAGGACTAATACCCGTTTCTAGCGATCCAAAAGAACTACCAGTAGCAGGACAATTAAGCTTAGCTAGACAGTTTCAGTTAAGATCTGTAATGTCTACTAAACTTGCAAGTATGATAGCAATATCTGCACAAGCAGCAACAGGATCAGTTAACGCAACAGACCATTCCTCCCTTAGCTACTTAAATCAGAATTTCCAAGATAGGTATAAGCCTTATATACAAGATGCTTCTAACGGTAATGCAGGTACGAATGTTAATACTAAAAATAACGAACCGAGCAACGATCAAAAAGCAGCTCAAATGTTTAATACCCATGTTACTACTATCTACTCTAACCTTCTTCTTAACCCAGATTATATCGACCTCACTAAAAACTACTATATTGAGAGAATGTCTAAGGTTAAATCAGGAGATCCGATCGTATCTGCAGCTCCTTTTATTCCTGCTGAGTTAGAAATGACCTTAGACGGTATTAGCGGTATTATAATGGGCAATGCCTTTACCGTACCGCAAGATAGGTTACCTTTATCTTTAAGAGGTAAAAACGGACTTGCAAAGATAGCTTTCATCGTTACTGGCCTTACTCACACAGTTCAAAACAATGAGTGGTTGACTAAGATAAAAGGGCAAATGATTAAATTAAGAGGAAAAGCTGAAATAGCAAAAGCTGCAGATATTGTAGGTAAGATAATTGATTACGGTGCTGATTCTCTACCGTCTACTAGCGGAGGAACCGGTGGAGGAGCTAGCGGAGGAACTGATTATCAACTTTCAAGTTACGGAGGGCCTGTCAAAATCGGCAGTATTACAGTTTGTCCAGGACAGTATCCAGGAGCAGGCAATAAGTACTCTTGTGCTCGTCAAGTAAAAACTATAATGACTCAAGAAGTCTTCGATAAGCAATACGGATATACGTTTGTAAAAAATAAATCGGATATTAATTTAAATAAAGCAGGCTTGACTCCTTTAACAGAGTCAGAAATCGACAAGACAATTATGAAGGAAAAAAATCATTTTGATCAAGGAACTATGCCAAGTCCCGTACAAAACTTCGTAATACACCATACCGCTGGACGCGGAACTGCTAAGGGCGTTGTCGGCACGTTTCAAAACAGAGGGTATCCTGCACAGTATATAATTGATAGAGACGGTATAATACACCAGTACATGCCAAACGGCGCATTTGCATGGCATGCAGGAAGTTACAATAGACGCGCTATGGGAGTAGAAGTAATAGGTGACAACGATAAAGACATAACTAAGAAACAGATTGAAGCAGCAGTACGTCTTGCACAGTACCTAGGCTTTAGTAGAGATCAAATTATAGGACATGGACAAGTGCCTGGTGCAGATAAAGCAGCAGATGAAGGTAAAACTATTACGGACTATATAAAAACTTTAGTGTAGATGCCATTAAAATACTACCCTTTAACGAGAATAAAGACTGACTTGTATACAAGAGGCGATGAGTATGTAACTATAGACGGTGAAGCTTATTCTGGACGTTATTACACTACTTACGATAATAAAGCTTTTACAGGGACAAATCCTGTATTAGGTGAAAGCAAGGTATTAATCTCTTTCCTTACTGACACACCTCACCCGAGCTTAATTTCTGAAAAACAAAAAGCTGCTGCAAAACTTGGACCTTTAGATTTCTTATCCGCAACACAGGCACAGGCTCAAGATTACTTTAGTAGAGACTTAACAGAATTAGTACCTTATTATCCTGTCCCTTTAGATTCTGACTATGCCCGAGGCTATTTTACAAGGTATTTTGCTAAGACCGTTAGCGGTCCTGGCTATGTAATTGAAATATCGGAGCTTGATTGGACTAAGATACAAAACGGTAATGTTAGCAATACAGTATTAGGGTATGAAACTATGGATATGCTTTGGCAGTTAACTGGTCCATTAAATGATACGAGAAAATCTCAATACCAAATTGTAGGAGGAGTCTTTAGTACAAATAAACGCGTAACAGAAGCAAAGCAAAAAAGTTTTAGAGGTATTGTAGAGTTTATTGGCGGTGATTACGTTAAGTATGCAAGAATAACCTCGTAAAAGTTGCTTCTTTAAAAAGAGTTACTTATTTTACTGTAAATAAATGTTATGTACTTCATTATCGAAACCGAGGAGCAATTAGCACAGCTTCCTAGACCGGAAAAGTGTTTTATTGAGTTAATGTCGATGTCTGAACATACTCATCCTGCTTTAACTACACCGTGCGTCTTATATTATAATGATTTTGAAAAAGGATACATTATTCCAATTAACCACTCAGAAGCCTTTTCCCTTTCTATTGATCAAATTCAGACCTTTTTAAGAGGTATTCCTAAAATCTACTTATTAGATAAGAAGTGGCATTCCTACTTCTTAAATTTACCTAACGGAATTGATTTATACTTTACTCTACTCGATATAGAAGGTAAGATTCCAGACATACAATGTTATACACCAGTACACCTAGACTATTACGAGAAGTTTAAGTACTCTCCTACAGTTAATAACTACATTCCAATTTCTAAGCATTATGAAAGATGCGAATGTATGTTTGAAATGGTTAAAGACTACGTAGGAAGAGAGTCAAATACTGAATGGCAGAACAAATATACAGAAGTTTACAAATGGGTAGAAGAGCAGGGAATCTTAGTAGATGAAAAGCTCTTTGATAAGTACTTTGAGACTCCTTGGAAAGGGAGATCTCTAAGGGATAGTAAGGTTTATTCAAGTTATAACCTATATAACATTACCTCACGTCCCACTAATGCATTTAATAGCATAAACTTCCTTGCTTTTAACAAAGAAAACGGTTCTAGAACGGCTTTTATCCCAGAAAACGATGCTTTTATAGAGTTTGATTTTGACGGATATCATTTAAGGCTAATTGCCAATAAAATGGGAACTGAAATACCGCAAGATGAGTCGATTCATCAGTACTTAGGTAAGCAGTACTTTAAAAAAGACGAATTAACACTTGAAGAATACCAAGAAGCTAAGAAAATTACGTTTAGACAGATGTATAACGGAGTAGAAGACGAGTATAAACATATTGAATTCTTCGAAGACGTAGCAATTGCAGTAGATGCTATGTGGACTGCCTATAAAAGTAGCGGTTTTTTAGAGTTACCGAATAGAAGAAACCTTATATTAGAGAACGCTAATCCTCAAAAGCTATTTAACTACTATATTCAGTGCTTAGAGACAGTAAATAACATTAAAAAGTTAAATAAGCTAAAAAACTATCTTCAAGATAAACAAAGCAAAGTGCTTTTAGTTGTATACGATTCAATACTAATCGATTACGCAGCATCAGACGGAAAAGGTACCTTATCTCACATTAAAGACATCTTAGAAGCCGGTAGATTTAAGGTAAAAGCTAAAAAAAGCAACAACTATAACTTTTAATACTCAGAACCAACTATTTATTATGGAATTTATACAGTTAACACAAGATCAATTGAAGAATAAGTTATTTTGCACATTCTCTCCTAAAGATAAGTTGGAAGAGGTTTTAGATACGATTAAATCCGAATATGTTATTATGTACGGAAAGATATTTGTATTGGAATCTGAGGAATCTGACGAGTTTTTGTGTACTTACAATATTGAAGTTCAAAGTACTAACACAAAAGTACTTCCAAATACGATACTTTTACATAGAAAGAAGGAAACTAATACGTTATACACGATTAACAGTTTAAACCTTCTAATTAAATCCCTAAACGAGGGAATCTTAGACACGTCCTTTAGAGTAGAATGGCAAAATTACAGAAATACTGTACTTTTAACTCAAGGCGATGATCTAAGAAAACTTTCTACAAAAATCCACAAAATAGTTACTATTTAAGTTGCTAATTCGGATTTTTCTACTTACATTTCCTTATAAAGTAATTTTTAAACTAAAACAATAAGTTATGGCAATGGACCTTAGTGCGATTAAGTCGAAACTTAGCTCGCTACAAAACCAAAAGTCAGGCGGTCAAAAAAGAGACATGTCTTTGATTTTATGGAAACCTACTGTGGGTAAACACAGCGTTCGTATCGTTCCTGCAACATGGGACAGAACAAATCCTTTTAAAGAGATACTAGTACATTACGGTATTGGTAACCGTACTATGATTTCATTAGTTAACTTCGGTGAAAAAGATCCAATCGTTGAATTTGCTAAGCAATTAGCTACAGCAGGGGATAAGGAAAACTGGGTTATGTCTAAGAAGTTAGAACCTAAGATGCGTGTATTCGCTCCTGTCATCGTTAGAGGTGAAGAAGAGAAGGGCGTACGCTTATGGGAGTTTGGTAAGCAAATTTATGCTGAATTATTATCACTAGCCGACGATCCTGATGTAGGAGATTACACAGATGTAATTCAAGGCCGTGATATTACGATTGAAACTACCGATGCAGCAACTAACGGTACCGGTTATAATCAATCTAAAGTACGTGTCCGTACTAAAACTACTCCTTTATCAGAAGATGCAACAGAAGTTGATAAGTGGTTAAACAATCAACCAGAGGTATTCACTATCTTTAAGAAATATTCTTACGATGAGATGAAAGAATCTTTGTTAAGTTGGTTACACCCTGAAGCAGCTACTGACGAACCAGCAGCTCCTGCAGCACCTGTAGTAGAAGCACCAGCTCCTGCTAATAAACCAGCATCATTTGCTTTAAACGCTAAACCTAAAGCAAGCATTGACGACGAGTTTGACGAATTATTTAAATAAACAAATACATGGCAAAAGGAACTAAAGCTTCTCTTAATGAGAGTATAGCTGGTGCCCTAAAGGGTACCTTTAATCTAGATAGCTTCAAAGAAGCAAAGAACTTATCTAGTACATCGATTAAGATGAAAGAACAAAAATGGATACCTTTGTCAAAAGCCTTTCAAGACTGTTTATCTATACCTGGCATCCCACAAGGCCATATTACACTACTCCGCGGTCACTCTGACACCGGTAAAACAACAGCTCTATTAGAAGCAGCAGTAAGCGCCCAGAAAATGGGCGTCTTACCTGTTTTTATTGTTACTGAGATGAAATGGAATTGGGAACATGCTAGGTTAATGGGATTAGAGTATGAAGAAGTAGCTGATGAGAATGGAGTAGTTAAAGATTATAAAGGATTTTTCTTATATATTGATAGAGAAAGATTAAATAGTATTGAAGACGTAGGTGCATTTATTGCAGATTTATTAGACGAACAGAAAAACGGTAAGCTACCTTATGACTTATTATTTTTATGGGATTCAGTAGGTAGCATACCTTGTGAAATGTCTATAACATCTAATAAAAATAATAACGAATGGAATGCAGGTGCTATGTCTAAGACATTTGGCAACTTTATTAACCAAAAAATCGTATTATCACGTAAAGAAAGTCAACCCTATACTAACTCAATGCTAGCAGTTAATAAGATCTGGGTAGCTAAAGCAGAAAACATCATGGCACAGCCTAAGATGAAAAACAAGGGCGGAGATACGATGTATTTTGACGCTTCGTTAATTGTTACTTTTGGTAATGTTACTAGCTCAGGTACAAATAAAATTAAAGCTACAAAAAATGGCAAGGATGTAGAGTTTGCAAAGAGAACTAAAGTTAGCTGTGATAAGAATCACGTTAACGATGTTACTTCTGCCGGTAGAGTTATTATGACTGCACACGGTTTTATTGACGATACTAAGCAAGCTATTGATGCTTATAAGAAAGAGTATTCAAAGGGCTGGTTAAAGACTTTAGGTACCACTGACTTTGATGTAATAATAGAAACCGACGACGACAGTAAGGATATTTTTGACGCTTCAGAAGAATAATAACATGAATACAGACTATAGAAAAATGTTTACGGAAATGGAAAATGAACCGGTAACGACCCTGCATAAAGATAGCAGGGTTCTTATTGTGGATTCGTTAAATACGTTTTTACGTAGTTTTGTAGCAATACATCACGTAAATCCAGCAGGTAACCACGTAGGAGGTTTGGGAGGTTTTTTAAAATCAGTCGGTGCTGTAATAAAACAAATACAACCTACAAGAGTTATTTTAGTTTTTGACGGTGTTGGTGGTTCAACAAATAAGAGATACCTATATCCAGAGTATAAAGCTAATAGACATATTACTAAAATATCAAACTGGGATGCATTCGATAATCAAGAAGAAGAATCTGAGTCTATTACCAATCAAATCTTACGTTTAGTTTCTTATTTAAAGTGCTTACCTGTTGATTTAATTGCAGTAGATAAAATTGAAGCAGATGACGTAATTGGATATCTTGCAACTAGGTTTCCCGAAAAGGTAACTATATTATCTACTGACCAAGATTACCTACAACTCGTATCAGATAAAATATCTGTATATTCACCAGTTAAGAAGATAATCTATGACCCGGCTAGAGTAGTAAAAGAGTACGGAATTACACCTCAAAACTTTTTAGTAGGTAAAGTTATACTAGGAGATAAAGGCGATAATGTACCTGGGGTAAAAGGTATTGGTGCAAAGACATTAATAAAGCTTTTTCCTCAATTAAAAGAAGAAGAGAAATTTAGGCTCTTAGTTTTACTAGAACATGCAAAGCAAAATATAACAAAAAGTAAGCATTACGGTGATATACTTAATTTTTCTTACCAATTAGATATAAACAGAAAATTAATGGACTTACATAGTCCAAATATACCTCAAGAAGATAAGATTACAATAGATCACCTATTAAATAACCCGAATAATGAATACGACCCTACTAGGTTTGTAAAATTATACAACGAAGACTTGTTAGGTAAGACTCTACTTAGTCCTCAAATATGGTTAAGTGAAACTTTTGCAAAATTAACACAGTATAAGTTGAAAGATCAAGAATAGTTTACTACATTAAAGAATAAAGAGAATTAGTTATGGCAGTTTTAAATCAGTTGAATCAATACGGAGTAGGCTTTCAGGTAAAGGTGATGTCGAGCTTACTAAAGCATAAAGAATTTTTACAAAATATACACGACATATTAGAAGAGGAGTATTTTGATAATCCAGCACATAAATGGATTGTAGAGGAAATCTTAAAATACCATTACAAGTACCATACTACACCTTCTCTTGATGCATTACAGGTAGAGGTTAAAAAAATTGATAATGAGGTATTAAAAGTATCTGTTATCGAGCAATTAAAAGAAGCTTATAAAGCATCTAACGAAGATCAAGAGTATGTAGAGCAGGAGTTTGCTAACTTCTGTAAAAACCAGCAGTTAAAAAAAGCATTATTATCTTCAGTTGATTTATTAGAGAAAGGACAATACGATGACATTAGGTACTTAATCGATTCAGCATTAAAAGCTGGTATGGATAAAAATCTAGGTCATGAATACGAAAAAGATACTGAATCTCGTTATAGAGCAGAAGATAGAAATCCTATACCAACACCTTGGCCTCATGTTAATGAATTATTACAAGGAGGATTAGGATCAGGCGATGTTGGAATTATATTTGGCAATCCAGGCGGAGGTAAGAGTTGGATGCTAACAGCCTTAGGTGCTATGCCTGTGTCATTAGGATATACTGTAGCTCACTATACCTTAGAGTTATCAGAAGGGTATATGGGCAGAAGATACGATGCTACCTTTACAGGACTTAAAGTACAAGAATTAGGTTTACATAGAACAGAAGTAAATGAGATGATTGATAAACTTAAAGGAAAGTTAATCATTAAAGAATTCTCAATGGGTAAAGCATCTATATCAAGCATCGAAGCTCATATTCAAAAAATGACAGACCTTGGAACTAAGCCGGATCTAGTTATTATTGACTACGTAGATTTATTAAAATCAAAACGTAAATCTACTGATAGAAAGGATGAGATTGACGATATATACATTTCTACTAAAGCTCTAGCAAGGGATCTTAAACTTCCGATATGGACCGTATCTCAAGTAAATAGAGCTGGTGCAAAAGACGATGTGATTGAAGGAGATAAAGCAGCTGGTTCATATAATAAAGTTATGATTGCAGATTTTGCAATGTCTTTATCGAGAAAAAGGTTAGATAAGATGAACGGTACTGGAAGAGCACATATTATGAAGAATCGATATGGCGGCGACGGTATGACGTATCCGGTAAAAATTAATACTGAAAACGGTAATATAGAAATTTTAGATAGAGAGATGGAGGAAGGGGAATTTACCGTAGAAAATGGTAATCAAGGACCTAAGGCTCCGACTACTAATTTTAGTGCAGAAGAGAGGAATTATTTGCAGCAAAGATTCTTTGAATTAGGAAAATAATGCTATTTATTACTACAAAAGGTATTTAATATGAGTTTAACTGATTTATACAACGAAAAAAAGACAGCACTTGCGCCTCCTGCAAATCAAACCACCTATGAAGAGTTTGTATTTGAGATGGAAAAAGACGGTACTAACGATTTAGTAGAGAGAAATATGGTAGATCCTACCTTTAGACCTCCTGCTGCTGGAACCTCATACCTTGAGACAGTCTTCCAAGACGGTCTAAACAAAAACCTGTAAATTTAACTAATTAGGTTATAGACCTAACGACGGTGCTAAAACCCTCGAATGAATAACGTATCTTTAAAATTATAAAAAACGACGAAAAAATGGACATTTCACAGAGCATTTTAAGCGACATTACGGTATATATGAAGTATGCCAAATTTAATCCCGAAGTACAGAGAAGGGAAACATGGAAGGAGTTAGTGGATAGAAACAAAGCAATGCACTTGAAGAAATTTCCAAAGTTACAGAAAGAAATTGAAAATGCTTATCAGTATGTTTACGATAGAAAAGCATTACCTTCAATGCGCTCTATGCAATTTGCAGGTAAACCTATTGAAATTAGCCCTAACCGTATCTACAACTGTGCTTATCTTCCAATTGATGATTGGAGAGCCTTTGGAGAAACGATGTTCTTATTATTAGGCGGTACTGGGGTTGGTTATTCAGTACAGAAGCATCACGTTGATCAATTACCTGAAATTAGAAAACCAGATCCGAAGAAGACTAGACGTTTTTTAATTGGTGATTCTATTGAAGGATGGGCTGATGCAATAAAAGTACTAGTTAGATCTTATTTTGAAGGTGGATCATCTCCAGCATTTGACTTTTCAGATATTAGAGCTAAAGGAGCTGCCCTAATTACTACAGGCGGTAAAGCACCTGGACCTCAACCATTAAAAGAATGCTTAATTAAGATACAAGGTATTTTAGATAGCAAAGAAAATAACGATAAATTAACTTCTATTGAAGTACACGATATAGTTTGCCATATTGCAGATGCAGTATTAACAGGCGGTATTAGAAGAGCTGCTTTGATTAGCCTCTTTAGTGCGGATGACGATGATATGATTTCAGCTAAGTCAGGCGCATGGTGGGAACTTAACCCACAACGCGGAAGAGCTAATAATTCAGCAGTATTATTAAGAAATAAAGTAACTGAAGAATTTTTCTTCGGCTTGTGGGACAAAATTAAGGCAAGCGGTGCTGGTGAACCTGGCATTTACTTATCTAACGATAAAGATTGGGGAACTAATCCTTGTTGCGAAATTGCTTTACGTCCTTTCCAATTCTGTAACTTATGTGAAGTAAATGTTTCTGATGTTGTAGATCAAGATGACTTAAATGCAAGAGTTAAAGCTGCTGCATTTATTGGTACCTTACAAGCATCTTATACTAGCTTCCATTATTTACGTCCAATATGGCAGAGAACAACTGAAAAAGATGCTTTAATAGGTGTAGGAATGACAGGTGTTGGTTCTGGTAAAGCTCAACAGTTAGATCTCAAACAAGCAACTAAGATTGTTAACGAAGAAAATGAGAGAGTAGCTAAATTATTAGGAATTAATAAAGCAGCTAGAACTACTACTGTAAAACCTTCAGGAACTTCATCTCTTGCATTAGGAACTTCATCAGGAATTCATGCATGGCATAATGACTTTTATATTAGAAGAATTAGAGTAGGTAAAAATGAACCTATATACACATACTTAGCAATCAATCATCCAGAGCTTATCGAAGACGAATATTTTAGACCTCACGATACAGCAGTTATCTCTGTACCACAAAAAGCTCCAGTAGGATCTATCCTAAGACATGAATCTGCTTTAGACTTACTTGAGAGAGTTAAGTATGTTTATCAAAACTGGGTTAAACCAGATCAT